CACGTAGACACCAGCAAGAAACAAACTGCACTGCAAGAGAACGAATCAACTAACTATGTTATCGGCGTCATGAGCGACAGCCTCGACTACGACGAATTACCAGATTTATAAGGAAACAACACATGGCAGAATTTACCTCAGATTGGTTTACTCACAATATTCCAAACTTTGAACATATCAGCAAAAATCTAATAGAACATTTAGACAGCATTGACAATGTATTGGAAATTGGCAGTCACGAAGGGCGAAGTACTTGTTGGATATTGGAAAATATGTTAAGCAGGACAGGATCAATTACTTGTATAGATCCATTTGCTAATTATCACATAAATCCTTTTACAGAACAAATTGGTGCACAGGGCAGTGAGTGGGAACAGAGATTTAGACGCAACACAGCCGAAGTAAAACTTCCCACACAAAATCTCACGGTGCATGTGGCGTTGAGTTATCCCACATTGGCACAAATGGTTGTAGAACAGAGGCAATTTGATTTTATCTACATTGATGGTAATCATTGTTGTGATAATGTGTTGGCTGATGCTGTGATGTGTTGGAGCATGCTCAAACCTGGTGGCATCATGTTGTTTGATGATTACCTGTATGAAGATTTGCCAGATGTATTAGATCGAGGTAAAATTGCCATTGATGCTTTTTGTACCTGCTTTACAAGACAAATAGATTGGTTCACAATTGGTTATCAATTGGCCATAGGAAAAAAAATAAAAAAGGAAAAAATATGAAAGCCATAGTATGGTCCAAAGACCAATGCGCCTTCTGCGAACAGGCCAAAGGCCTGCTGGAAATGAAAGGCATAGAATACGAAGTGCGCAATATCAGTCAAGATTGGACTCGCGAGCAACTATTAGAAGCAGTACCAACTGCTAGATCAGTACCGCAAATCTTCTTGGATGAAGAATACGTAGGCGGATTTACGGAACTGCGCCAAAGGTTAATGTAATGCCACAATTCTCATCTGACTGGTTCAGCAATGCACTGGTCAATTTTGATTACATTACCAACTACTTACAAAAACAAAAAACAGTTGATAGCATATTAGAAATAGGCAGCCACGAAGGCCGTAGTACCTGCTGGATGTTGGAGAACATGCTGAGTGACACAGGCACAATTACCTGTGTTGATCCATTTGCTGACCGCCCTGTCACAGCATTCAGTAGTGATTCAATACCTGAGGATCGCATTATTGAACAACGCTTTCGTGCCAACACAGCCGAAGTCAAGAAGCCAGGTCAAATATTAGAAGTTCATGCCAACATGAGTTTTCCTGCACTGGCACAGTTGATTGTGGATCAACGCCAGTATGACTTCATCTATGTAGACGGCAGTCACAACGCAGATGATGCTCTAGCAGATGCTGTGATGTGTTTTGGACTGTTGCGTCCAGGCGGTGTAATGTTGTTTGACGACTACTTGTGGGAAGATGATCAGCACTATTTGGGTCGTTGCAAGCAAAGCATCGACGCATTTGTAAACATGTTTTATCACCGGCTCAAGTTGGGCTTGGTAAATTATCAGTTGGCAATAGTTAAAAAGGAACTAGAATGAGCGTTGAAGTAGGAAAAACATACACCATGCGCATGGGCTATGGTGAAGAGATTGTAGCAAAAATCACAGCATTTGATAGCAGTACTTACACCCTGAGCAAACCCGTGGCAGTGGTGCCGGGACAACAAGGCATACAGTTGATGAATTCATTGTTCACAGCAGATCCTGAAGCAGATGTCACGGTAAATATATCTAGCGTGGCCATGATTGCCCCTGTGCGTGAAGACGTTGGGGACAGTTATTTGGAAGCCACAACAGGTATCAAGCCTGTGCGCAGTAAAATCTTAATGGGATAATATGCCAGCAGTACAACGACAAGGTGATCCAAACGGCTCAGGTGGTGTAAACACTTCAGGTGTGGCATCTGTGCGTGTAAATGGTCGCCCCATTGTTGTGCCTGGTATTAGTGTGTCTCCGCACCCTTGCTGTGGACAAAGTGGTTGTGGCATACATTGTTCAGCAGTGACATCAGGCGGATCAGGCACAGTACGTGCTGGTGGTCGTCCTGTGATACGTGACGGTGATGCAGACACTTGCGGACATGCCAGGGTAGCAGGCAGTGCTACAGTGAGAGCAGCATAATGTCATTGTCAACTGCCACTCCCCTACAACTCACCGCAGGTGTGGGATTTTATTCAGGCAATGCTATAACAGCCAACACACAATTGGCCAACAACATTGCCAGCTACAACTCTCTTGCACCCATTGCCAATTTGTTGTTTACTATTACAGAAGCAGCCAGCAACGTGTCGTTGAGTATTGGTGCAGGCACTTTGGCCAACTTAAAAACACTGGGTGCCAATGTGTCGGGAAACTATTGTCCTGCCTTGGGCGATAGTGTGCCTAGCAATGTGTCTTGGACTGTGGGCAACGCTGGGTATGCCACAAGTATAACCACAGCAGCCAGTACCTATTTGGGTTCCGGCGACTTCGGCAAGTTTGCACAGGCATTTGGTGCCGCCCAGGGATACATCAGCCTTACAAATAATATTATCAACAGTGCTGTAAATGTCAACAGCACTGACTACTTAGGACCTACGTTTTCAAATCAAAACAATCTTATCACTGCAGACATTGCCAAGGTCAACTTGGCTTTTCCTGCATTTGGCGCTGATTTGGCAGCCACCGGTGATCTCATTGCCTTTGACAATCTGTTGCAGTTTGGTACTCCAGCTGGCCTGTTGCAACAACTGGCACGGCAAGGTCGCATGCTGAATGGCTCAACGCCGGGCGTGACCGCTGCCTTGCGAGCCCAAGGGTTGACTGATCAAAACATATCAGATCTTGTGAACAACAATGTGCAGAGTCTTTTTAATCCTCAAGGACTCACAGCCAATCAATTTGATAGATTGCAAAAAAAAGCCTATCCTGGATTGTGCAATGTGACTGGTGATAATCTGCAGACAGTATTGGACATATTAAATTGCACATTACCAAATATCACACAACTGTGTGAACTGTTGAATCCTGTGAAATTGTTCCCCACCAGCTACAGCAGTTTAACTTTGCCCACCCCTAGCGGGCCTGTGTTGATATATGATACCACTGGCGCAGTCAACAGTGTGATCACTCCCATACTGAATTCTGGCACAGTCACACCCACTGGTTGCGATGACTTGGCCAAAATTATTCCTGCTGCCAACGCCGCTGCCAATCGAGCACTGCAAATTGCATTTCAGCAAGTCAAAGGTATTGCAGGAGTCACTGCACCACAACTGGCGGCTATACTTGCACCAACCGAACCTACGACAGTAACTTTGTCACAAACAGCGGCAGTCAATACTGCTGTTTCAAATCATTTGTGTACGCTAAAAGGCTTGGATCTAGTGGCCAATACCACAACACCGGTGCCTGCTGATGTGGCCACATATTATGACACAAACATTGCTTTAGGGTCTGGACCAAATGGCACATTCTTGACCACAGACTTTTTTGGTTCAGCAGCTGGTATTCCTTACAATGACTATTTGATCACAGTGACGTTGACCATCTCTGCACAACTCACAGCAGGCACACTGACCACGCTCAACACCATATATTCCCGCATGGTTAGTGTTGTGACCAGTGCATTTGGCACACCACCCACCATTACCATACCTGCTGGTCCAGCTGCTGGTGTATATGCCACATATGATCTAGCCTTGGCAGCCTTGATCATAGCTGCAGATGCTGCCATTGGCACAGCCATCACTGCCATGGGCACAGCCACCACAACATTAAACACTGCTTGGATTGAAATGGTAATTCACAGTGCTAACGAAGTTGCATTTCAAGTCAAGGCCAGTATTGACTATGCCACACTCACAGCCGGTGCACAGTTGCCCATCACTGCTTTTATTCCTGCCTTGGCTGGTTATGGACAAGATACACAGGTGGGCATGTCAGCACAGTTTTTGGAAAGCATCGCCAACACTGCCAACCAGTACGGGCAAGCCATGGTGGGTGCCTTGCGCGAAGGACGCAACACAGCCGCATTGAATTCTATCAATCTCCGTCCCGACAATGATGTGCCGCAACTGCCCAATGCTGTTCCACCGCAGGCCACGCTGAGTTCTTGCACCTACACACCCTCCGAAGCCCGAGCCTTGGTGTAATACTCAAGTAGTACTTTTTGGTGGTTGACCAATAATTCCCAATTTGCTATAATATAGACATAGAGTAGCAAAAAGGAGCCAAGATGTATTACATTATTGTTCGAGACACTGGAATGATCCACTCAGATGGTCCTCATCCTACCCGTGCTTACAAAACTTTCGGCGCCGCACGTGCCACCCGAACACGCCTATGTCGCAAAGAAGGTTGGGGTGTGGACCAACTCAGCATTGTGGACACCAAGCTCTACAAGCCTAAAATGGTTGAACGCACCAACATCATGACTGGCAAGAAGTTCGAGGAAGATGTCAACACTCCCCGCTTCTGCTCGCCCAGCTCAGAATCATTCTGGAGCATGTAATACTTGAGTATTACAGTTTTGGTGGTTGACCAATAATTGCCAAAATGCTATAATATGGACATATTGTAACAAAAGGAGCTTGAAATGACCTACGCAACAATCCAAGAAGTCAACACTTCTATCATGTTCAGCAATTTTACAAACGAACAACTCAACAGCATCAATGATGCGGTACA